CCTGTTTCGGGAAGGCGATCAATATATAGCCGTAGTGACTGGATGTACTGGGGGCATCATAGCGCTAGGCATGAAGTTATTAGATGGAGAGTGAGATATGTTATTTGCAAGTATCAAGATGGCGATGAAATATAAGGACAGTTTGCCGGTTGCGGTGGACCTGATACAAGAGATCGAATTATCGATGAGAGATGACTTTTCAATTTCCAAGCAGGAAAGAAGCAAATTGATGTCGAGGTTCTGGGCGCTCGTCAAGTCAATTCAGACCGCAAAGAAAGCTGCATAAAAAAAGGGGAGCCGATTGGCCCCCCTCGTTTCTAACCTAACTCCTTTTGCGTGGAGAGAAAACTCCAGTTAACTGGTTTCGTAGAAAATCCATCCCGTCACCAAGTTCGCCGTGACCTTTTCCAATGTGCTTCCATTTTCCACACTTGCATTGGTAATTCCCGTGCTTGCCGTAGTTGTGTCTGTGGTTGTCCATCAGTTACTCCTTTCTGCAAAATCGACAATTCCCCTTTCGGCTCTTGTCTCGGCTGCTTTCTTAGCACCCTCTGATTTAGACTTCTTTATAATTGTTGAGTAAGCTCGATGAATGGCTTCAACAACCTGGTGCGGAAGGACAATCCGGTGACCGTCGTTTTGCAAATCAACCCACTGCATTTGCAGTTGGAATTTTCCATCGCGTCGGTCCAACACTCCGTTATATATTGTAGTGTCATGCCAATTAGGATCACCTATCTCATGGACCGCTCTTCCATCGTCTCCCTTTGCCTTCATTCCAAAGTCTTCAACAGTTACGTTAAAGGTGGACTGAAAGTGATCGCTTCCTAAAGTCGCCTTCTTCTTCATTTTCTCTTCTCCTTTATGAAAAGATATTGTGTTTTTCGCCCCGATCTGGGAACAGTATATATCATATGGATATAGTTTGTCAAATCCATTATGTTTCATAATGTGTTAAACTGTTCCTATGAATGAGATTCAGTTGCGCCTAGAAAAATTAAAAAAGAAGCGATGGACACTTGCTGCCATTGCGGATCGAATGGGGACCAAATGGCTCACTGTTAAAAGGTGGGAGACTGGAGAGCGATATCCTGACGTGGACGGTGCGGTTATCATGGCAATGGATCAGCTCCTCACCGAGAAGGCTCCCCTGAAGAGGCGTTACGCCTACAACGAACCCTCAGTCCGTGACTAGGCCCCCTCTCAGAGGCTCATAGCGCGTTTTAAATACAGTGACCTATGTGCTAGGTCGTCTCGGCTTTTTTAACTTACGATTTATTTTGTCCAATTGAACTGTTTGGCTAATGGGTGGGTATCTATTGTTTCGTATCGACCCCAATCCTTCCGTATTCTCTGTATTTGCCTGAGTCCAATTGGCTTATCGAATTTCTCTACCAATTCATTTAGGATTTTTGATGTTTTCCATCCTTGATAATGCCTTGCCAATAGCAGTTCTATTTGAGGACGGTATTTTGGGCTTGTTCTAATCATTCCCTATGCCATGTCATTAGTTCAGCTATTTTTTTATATTCTTTTTTTGTTTCACTATGCCCTACGTGCCATGATTTGTGCTTATTGCAATAATAGGCATTGAACTCCCTGACCTGCATAACGACCTGGTTGTTGTATCGGTCCCTCTCACGTAGAGCGTCTTCCTCTGTGGGAAATCTTTTCTTATGTCGGCAATTCTTGTTGTATCTACGTCTGGCATTGCCTTTGTTCTCCAAGGTAAATTTCTGCTGAACGTATCGTTTATAATCCATTCTTAACTCCCCTTCTATAGAGCTGCCAATTCTGCCTGCAGCTTTTCTATCTTGGCCAAAATTTCTTTTTTTATTTTTTTTGTTTTTTCTTGCCGAATCTTGATAACATCATCGAGCCGGGTGTATTCCCTGAGAAGTGATTCCCGTTTTTGTATCAGCTCGTCGAGCGTAGCTCTATCGTAATGTTCGATCCACTTTGAGATCGTGTTCATCGGGATGCCTGTTCTCTTCGCAGCTTCCGCAGCTCCATTGGCAACAGCTATATCAATGGCAGCTTCTTTTTTCTTTCCGTCAACACTGGGAAGGGCATTTGCAGTGTCAATCCAGATCGTTTTGGCTATGCCGTCACTCGGTACAGTTAGGTCTTCAGTGTCCACTTCTACTTTTTTCGTTTCACCGTACCCTTCACCACCAAAAAAATCATCGAATTGTTTTCCAAAAGTTTCCTTCTCCGTACTCAATGTCAGCGCATCAAACTTGTTTTCTTTTACTTCTTTTCTACCCTCTAACACAATATTCATTGCTGTCTCCAGTGCTGATGACCCCGGGTTACCAAGTAAAAAGTCTTTAGCTTTTAGATATTCATCTCTATTTCTGGAGAGCTTAGGTACAAATCCAGAAGTTTCAGGATTTGGTGCTGGAAGATTACGGGTGCCACTTTCCCAGTCTTTGATCTTATGGATACGTGCAATCGTTTTCGCGTCTGCCGATCCCAAATCTCCCTCCAGGAATCGCTGGTAAAGGCGGTACCACTGGTACAAGGTTGTAGGTTTTATCCCCAGTTCTTTCGCAGCAGCAGTGTGACCAAGCACGTTTGCCCGCTCTACGGCGAATCTTTTTTCGGCATCGGTGTAGAAATTATATTTTTTCTTTTTTTTCTTAGGCGGTTTTGTCACGGTGACTGGTGACGTGGCGTTGTACTCGTGGGCCTTGGCTGCCTCTCGGTTAACTTCCAAAGCTGCTGCCCGCTGAGGTGTCATTGGATCAGCCAGTATTGAATTGAAAACTTCTGAAGCCTTTCGCTTCTGTCTTCTGTTTCTTCTTTTAATTTTTTTCTTCCAGGACATATCCCCCTCCTGCTATTCAATGATTTCTATAAAAATTGGGGTCGCTTCACCAACCCATGCTCCGAGAATGTTGTAGTCAAAATATTCCCGGGCATCTTCATGACCGATATCTTCTGCAAGAATGTCTATTACCTTCTGGTAGTCGTATGCCACGATTGGCTGAATACCAAAGCGGTAGGCCATCCCGATAATTGCAGGCTCGTAACGCTTCTGTTCTTCTCCTTCCCCCAGAAGTAAGATTTCTTCAGAGGTGAGGTCTTCTAACTTTTGTATCTTCGACATTTAAACTTCTGTTACTTCCATTATTAATTTGACTTGATCTTTATGCGGTACCTGGTGGAACTCAGTTGAAATATCTTTAACAATGTCTGGGTTATCATCCTTAATAATTCCTTCGATAGTCAGGCAATCAAGGGCGTACTTCATTCCGGTAACCAAATTGTCACGATCGATCGGTTTGCTACACCAGTAGGCAATATATTTGACGTTTACCTGATCCATTGGCTCAGGATTCTGTTCCCTTAAACGAAATATGGTTGCGTCTTGAAATTGATTCTTTATTTTTATCTTCGGCCCCCAGTCCATGCTGGAATTTCCCCGCAGTTCCTTTGGTGGCATGTATGGATATTCAATTCTTAGCGTGGTTGGTTTGGGGTCCTCGGTTATTTCTCGTGGCATAAGCATTCACATTCCTTTAGCCCGCATGATTTGTGGTATCCGTATACGCAAATTAGTGATGTCATCAGTACCCTTCCTTCCATCCGTATAGCTCACCCGAATTACTGGCTTCTACGAGCATGGTTTTGTGGTCTTTTTTGCAGGTCATGATGATTTCCACCCGTGGCTCCCCGTATATTTTTTTCCTTGGGCCTTGTTCAGTTAACTCTGCACAGTTGGGATAAACCTCATTGCAGTACAGCTCGTACTTCATGACCCTGTTTGGCTCACCGCTGCTTTCCTTGATCCCAATAGTTATGGGAGTCCTCTTATCTCTTCTGATAACGCCTATGTACTTGACCTGAAATTTGTATGGCCTTTTTGAGGGAGAACCTAAAGCTCCGTACTTACGCCACCCGCACATATCGCATCTCATCTCGCCTTCGTCTGCACTGGAAAGCCGGGTGCTATGACATTTACCGCAAAGTATCTTCTGATCGTTAGAAAAATATTTTTTTATTTTTTCTTTTACTTGATAAGTAATGATCATCTTGTGGCAGCTCCCCAGAAATGGTTCGGGAGTTTCACGACCTGCCTTTTGTCCTGCAACCGTCGCAGTGATTTAGATACAGAGTCCTCTTTTTCTCCCAGTTCGTTTGATACGTCCTTAACTTTCTGCCTTCCCTTACTCTTTAATATCTGCAGAACTCTCTCGGCGATGGAGTCCTCATCTCCCATCAGCGCAGGAAATTCCTCTTCCGATGCGGTCCTAGCATGGGCAAGTCCCATCGAATCGAACCCGAGTGCAAGTAGTTTGGGTTTGGTTGGGGGCAGGTCGTTGAGGCCTGATACTGACAGCTTGATACCGAGTTCTTTTTCCTCGTTGTGAGCTGCATCGATATCGACCATCACGTCGCACGCTGCAAGGAACTGAACGCTTCCAAAGACGTGTTCGTTACTCCATGCACGGTGAGCTATGCCAACCCATGAACGGTCAGTCTCTTCGACGAGTCTATTAAGGGCATCGGTAATTGCTACTGCAGTCTTATCGTCAGCTAAACTTCCCATCCCTGCCCTTGAGATCGAGTCAATAATGATGAGCTTAATATCTTCTTTCTCGACCTGGTATTTAATCGAATCAAGAATGTCTATTAAGGGAGTTCCCCTCACGTTCATAAAGCGCAGGCTTCGCATCGGGTCTAGGCCTAGAGCAGTGTTCACCCCGGCAAGTCTTTTGACCATTGAAGAGGCGCTTCGTTCAAGGTTTATATATAAAGCGTTCCCCTGCTGCACTGGCCATAGCGTCGAGTTCCCTGAATCAACAGAGACGGCCATGAACATACAGACAAAGGACTTACCTTTCTTCGGGAGGGCATTGATGATGGTTCCTCCGCCCTTGATGACCAGCCCCTCGATGAAATGCGAGGTTTGGACAAAAGGATCACCGGAAATTTTCTGTACCACAGCGTCGTACTCGACCTTCTTGGAGTATGCTCTTTCACCAAAACGCATCATGTCTTTTTTTAAATGTTCCCTGTCGTAATAGGGGAACTTTTCAAAGGCTGGAGTCTTGGCCACCAGCGTGAAGGAATCTCGTTTACGTTTATCCAGTGCGTTTAGATGATCGATCTCAATAAGGGTGCTGTTTAGATACAGTCCAATTGTCTGGGTCTTCTCAGTGAGCCTATCGAATGAGGCTATCAGGTCGAGTGAGTGATCGATCTCATTTTCTGAATCTACATAGCGTCTCGCCACTATATATTTTTTTCTCTGGAAACCACTCTCGATCATTTTGACATCGAAATTTTCTTGGTGGTTTACTGGGTCTGCGTAGTCGAATGCTTCGTCGATGGCTTTAAAGAGAGCCTTCTTTTCCTCGTCGTTCAATATCTTTATCCTGCCTGTTCAACTTGATCCGAAGAGCCAGGAATGTTGACCAGATGTTTCGTGACTCTTCCGTTGTTAATTTGTTTTCTAGCATCACCGATTTAAGTCGCTTCCTTAGAAACAAAATAAGCTCTTGATCTCGCACAATCTGAGCTTCCAGTTCTGCTATTTTTTCGTCAGGATTTTGATATGTGAGTTCTTCATCGTTCATAGGTTTGGGGATGAGGGTGGTGGAAAAGGAACGAGAGGTTAAAAACCACCACCCTCGGGATTTAGGAGACTATTCTTCTTTTTTGCCCTCACACCAATTGTCATCAGGGTCCTTGTGGGAAGGGGGGAAGTTGTTCTCTTTCATGCTATCGCTCCAGAACATCTTGGTCCTGTGAATATCACACCAGAACTCGGCATCTTCCTTGGTTTCCACTTTAAGGTTGACCATCTCTTCAGCGGGTGTTGCTTCGTAACCGCCGAGAACAACAACATGAGAGTAGTTCATTCTGTATGCCTTGCTTGTCGCACGGGTCTGAGCCATAGACATACAGGCATTGTGCTTGGCGCCGTTTGTTCTCTGCCCTTGAACTACGGATTCATCCATACCGCAAAGGGCAATTCCCCCACCGCCAATCTCACGAGTTTTTATATTGACGAGAACTACCTTCGCCTTGTAAGCCATAATAGTGCCGTCCTCTGATCGTTGTGGCTCAACGCTTTCAACTTCTGCCCTAAGACCAGCAAAAGCACCGATCAATTCCCATGCTTCAACCATGAGGTATTTCTTACCGGTTCTTTTGGGATCAATGTAAAGTTTCCTAGACTCAACCACTCCCATAAGAGCGTCAGCCCACTCGGTAAACTGGGCAACTTGTTCTATCGGGGTATCCGATACTACAGTGGTTATCTCTCCGGTTGATTCATCTATATTTGCTAAAGTCATTACGCATACGCTCCTTTATTTGTATACCGTTCTACCTTGCTTTTTTAGTTCTTTTATTGTTTGTTTATAAAGGTCTGTTGCATTCCCTTCCATACTTACCTTGACGGCTCGTAGTTGTTTTTTATTTTTAGGCTCTGAAATAAAAGTACAATGAACACTTCCGTCTACATCTTTAAAAACAACTTCACTTGTTGCACTTTTCCCAACAATATTTTTAAAACTAGACTTTTTATTCATAATGGATACACCTCCATATAGCATTCATCCTCACTACAATCACTGTGGTCACCGTTGTTGTATGGATCACAAGGCCCTTCGTCTTTAACGAACACCACCCATGACATTGGCTCCCACTTCTTTTCTTCAGGCTCACCTAACAACCTCAAGAGCTTTTGCTTCAAGGGCTGCAGCTTGTCTACTGTCTCCTGCATACTTTGCATAGTCATTGTTAACCTCTCTCTATGTGACTATTTTTTTTATTTTTTTTATCCGATAACTGTTCTTAGTGGTTTGATCTCAGCGACCTTGCCGTTGCAGGTATCGCATTCAAACCTTTTCCCTTTCTTCCACTCCTCAACCCATTCCTTTGCCACTATGATGTCCCACTTCCTTCCGACCGTATGAATATGTTCGATCTTCAACCCGGGCAGATTTCTTTTAAGCGTCCTGATGTCTTTCATCTTGAACAGGACTGCTATATCTCTGCCGTTGTACATTTCATCAGTCGAGGACATGGGCATATGCCTCCCCGAATAGATCACCAGCGGTGTACAGCTTGCCGGGCCTTTTGAACCGGAGACTGTAGACCACCATCTTTATTAAATTGTCAGAAGGTTTCCTTTCTCCTCGCCTTACCTTGTCTAATGTGTAGAGCGAGTAGCCAGTGTGATCCACCAGCTCCGCTAACGGAACATAGTGTTCTGACTCCTTATTAAATAGTGGTAACTCGTTTTTAATATCGTTCATCTAACGTCCTGTCATGTATGTTATGACGTCCATAATAAAGGATACCAAAGTGGTTGTCAACTGTTACACCAATGTGGTAATGTGAGTACAAAGAGAGTGTGCGAAATGGATAGCAGTAGACAATTAATCCAGTGGTGTCAGTCGATGATTGGCCCACGTAAGAATCAATTTAAGAACGCCAGAACCTGGTCTCTTGCGACCGAACCCAAGCTACATGAACGGGCTGTCAGTCAGATCATCGCTACGGGCAGAGCTGACGTCGTGACGCTGGCCCGGTTGGCCCGGGTCGCTATGGACATCGCCGGTGTTGCCTCATATGTTGATAAGGATGGCAACAAGATCAAGGAACCTGTCACCGTCATGGGTGTTCTGGTTGCTGCCGGTCATGTTGACCCTTCTGATCTTCCTCCAGCTCAAATAGCACTTGCTGATGAGCCATTCCTAAGATTGCTTCAGCTTCTTTCAGAGCGGGATCGATCAATTGTTCTCTCATTAATGCAAAGTATGCTTGAGAGTACAGATAGTCACACTGAATCGAACGTGGAAGATTTGCAGACTTTGGGACAATAAGCTCAAGGCTGACCTTTACATTTTTGAACTGCTTCTTACTCTTCATCGTATCACCAAATGGAATAGCCAATATCCAAGGGAGGCATATTAAAACACCATCCCAAAGATAATGCAACTGTGATGCTAGAAGAACAAGATAAATTAAGAAAAAAAAATAAAAATATTTTTTGGAGTAGGCGATGGCAGAAATATCTATAGGCAGAGAGTACCCCTATTGCTACTGGGTCGGCGAAAAGATCAGGACCAAATATGTTCATTACCCCAACGGTAAAAGAAAAATTAGTGGCCCTTTATTTGAACGTCCTATCGATCCGAAAACAGGCAAGCTCGCTACGAATGCGGTCTATAAGAAGATGGCCAGCAAGCATCAAAAAAAATTACAAAAGGAAGCTGAGAATCAGTCAGTATTGATATCCGATCCAACTCTCACGCTCGCCGAATACATAGAAAAGTACATTCGGACAGTTGTCTTTAAGCCAGGAAATGGAACTGGCCCCGGAGCGAAAAAAGGTTATAGGGAAAAACTCCAGACGATGCAGAAGTGGGCTGTGTCGCAAAGACCAATCAGGATGATTGCCACCGACCACATACAGGAAACATTTAATGAACTTTTAACGTCAAAAAAAGAAGGCGGTAAGGGTTTGAAGGTCAGCACCGTACAGAAATATTACGACCATCTAAACAACGTGTTTGGCCGGGCTGTTGCAGAAAACGTGATACTTAATAATCCTTTCACAACAGGTATTGGAATCGATAGGCCAAAAGGTTCTTCAAAACCATTAAAGCAAGGCCTCGATCCAGAAATGTTGTGGAAGTGGCTTAGAAAAAGTAATGACCTGTTCTCTAAAAGAGATCAGGCAATTAACTGGATTTGTGTTCTGACGGGCCTGCGACCATCCGAGATTGGCGGACTTAACTGGGGTGATATTGACTGGGACACCCACAAGCCAACACTTTATGTACGCAGGAGAGTTGTTCTCGGAGACGAGTCCTATACCGAGCGGAATAAAGCTATGGTGTTACCCGGAGCCAAAAGTGATCGAGGTGTTAGGGGTCACTTTATACACCCCCGGCTCCTTGACTTCTTAAGGGAATGGAAAAAATACCAAAAGGAACACGCTCTGTTTGAGCAGACTGATGACACTCCTATCGTCACAGAGTGCCATAAGGGTGGCATTTACCAGTACGACGAGGAAGGTAATCCCACCCCTAGAGCAAAACTTTATATCCATGAAAATATCACAACTAAAATTGCAACGCAGGCAGTTAAGGCTGTGGCAGAATTGATGGACGAGGGGGACATAACACCTACACAGTTACGACATATCCACGCATGGAATCTGGAGATAAGTGGCCTGTCTAATGCTCAGGTAGCTCAGTACATGGGCCATGAAACATACGACACCACCCAAAGGTTCTACCTTGATAGAAGAACTGACACGAGCGAGGTAGATTTGTTAAAATTTATCGGTCACATGGATACGGATAATGGAAAGAAAAACAAATCTGTTCCAAATTCTGTTCCAAAGACCGAGAAACAGGTTGCAAGTTAAGGGTCTAAAATCCCTAAATTCGTAGCTAAATTCTAAGAAATGGGCCTGTAGCTCAGGCGGTTTAGAGCGCAGTCCTGATAAGACTAATCTCACCAGTCAATAGGAAACCTTTCGGATCGTTTAGCTACGATAGTGGACGTTAGTGAATACTTCGGTGGATTTCAACGCCAACAGAAACCTGTACTTGCAATGAATCTGTTCCAAATCTGTTCCAAACTTATTGCCCCAGTTCATTCCTGGCGTTTTGAATAGTTTCGGTTTCTTCATCGGTGAGGTCGAGGTCTCGGGAGCTGACCATTTCGACCAGCCCCCTGACGATTTCCTTGAGCCTCCCGATCTTGGGATTATCCATGCCACCATTGAGCGGAGCGTTCACTTTCTTGAGGCTCTCCCTTGTGAGGACGAGCTGGCCGTTAATCCGGTAGCGTTTTAATGCACCGCTCGCAACCCATCGATTGATCGTCCGCTCTGATACGCCGAGCTGTTCCCCGGCCTGTTTGTAAGTAAATATTTTTGGTGGCACTAAGCACTTTTCCTTTTGTTGATTTCAGATACTACCAAAGCAGGCTCTGATTCATGTTCGGTTAGCTCCATCAGCTCACCGAAAAACTCTCTCACCAGTTCGAGAACCGCGAGCCGTAATTTGACCGGAGTCCCACCGGGTTTCTGGCCTTCCAGTTTCACCCGGTTTAACTCACTCTTTAAGGACAGCGTATTGTCCTTGTCCATTCTGGCCCTAAGCTCCTGTTCAAAAGGTCTGCCTTCAGCGTACAGGTCTTTAATCTTGACCCGGTTATCCATGTAGCCATCGATCAGTTCGTTGTTCGACATGGCCCGGACGGCCTCGTGATCAATTTCGCTCATCCCGGACCTCCATCACAATTCCAACACCGACTCTTATCCTCGGTGAGGTTTGATTCTGTGCATTGAGGACAAGTTGAGGTTAGCATATCTTGTACCTCTATGAGCCTTGAATCAGGCATATCATTTTCGTGCCTATCGCATTTATCGCAATGAAGGATGTCACCTTTGTAATGAATGTGGTTTTCATCACATTCACAATCCCAATAGTGGTCTGATGTTATATCTCCACTAGAATATTCCACCTTATCTAATGGGTAACCTTGCTCATCAAAAGTTAAGCTAAGGATTTCTTGATCCACTTTCACCTTGTCAATTTCCGGCTTTACTTCTTCCCAGCTTCCATCATCTTGGTTGCCTAGAAATATTTGGCCACCATCACCCAGTATATTAGCCAGTTCTTGCATACTATCTTTCGACCATCCTGCTCCATATGTTTTCATCTCTAGTTCTCCTCATTAATGGATCGATAGGCCACAACTAAAAAGTCAAACCCATCAGCGTTTTCAAACTCTATCGGCATAGCCTCGGTGACGTTGTGTAACCAACCTTCATCGAAGTTAGAGCCGAACCAAACTACCCCGGATTCATTTGGGATCAAGTCCCAACCTTGCTTTTTTAACTCTTTTGCTTGTTCGGGTTTTAAAAATTCCATCTCTAGTTCTCCTTACCAATATAGTTCTAGTTGATAGTCAGCTTTCTGATCTTTTACTACAGAGCCTACGAAATTGAGCAGATCGATTACCGCTGATTCGTATGACTCGTCATCGCCTTGGTAAACTAAATCCTTAGATTCCTTTTCGATCTTCTTATAGGCAGACTTTAACTCGATGAATTCTGGCTTGCAGTTATCGAGATCAAAGGCGTGTATCAAAAATTCTCCAAGGTTCCAGCCCCGATCCTCATGTACGACTGAGGTCTTGGTTCCTTCTAGTTTATAAACTCTTATATCCATTCCCATAACAAATTTTCCTTTTTCCTTGTGTTATATTTATATTTGACATTGATTGTTTAACCTCTCTCGATGTTTGGGTCTCAGGCTGTCACCTGAGACCCCTTGAGAGGCCCTCCTTGGTTATTCCGCTTGGTTCACCTCCTCACAATCCGAACAGACTATTTTTAATTCCCAGATGCTGTAATGGAGTACCTTGTTTCCGCACTCATCACACTCGACGCTCTGGCAGTCAGCACACATGTATCCGGTCACCTCGACTTCCACTTTCACCTCATCGCCACCGGCCAGTACCAACGTGCCATCTGCTCCACTAGGTATGCGGTTTACGAACAGCGACTCTGACGTATCCCTACCGCAGTGAGTACACAAATCTCCGATATTGATTTCAATATTTGCCATCTCTAGATCTCCTTTCCAAGCACTTCTTCTATCTCTTTAATCGTGTCCTTCACCCCATCCATTTCACACTCTTTCACGTTGGTATCAAACCCTTCAATTAAGAGGTAATTAATATCTAGGTAAGCTAGTTTTAATAGTTGTTTTAATTCTGCTTCACCCATCTCTAGTTCTCCTCTTCTTGTTCTTGCTTCAGAGTTAATTCTTCTGACACTTCATCCAGTAAAGTTGTCATCATGTCTTCAAATCCTTCATTGGAAAGATCGACTTCATTGAGTAATTTTTCTTTAATATCAGGATTGGTATCTAGATATCCCAGTATTTCGTAAGCTGTAGTCAACGCTTCTTTACCTTTCATCTCTAGTTCTCCTTATCCTTTTTCATGTTGCCTAAATGTTCTTCAAGTTCGTCTAGGTAACAGGTCACCGCATCCCATTCCAAATTATCGGCATTATCAATAGTCTCTCCAGATAATTTTTCTGCCTCATCCCACTCGTCACTTCTGAAATCTCGTGCGATAGCTGACAACTCAGAAACCTTCCTGGAAAACTCGTCAATCGTCAGAGGCTTTTTTTCAGCCAGTTTGCCCAGTACCTCATAAATTTCGTTTATCTTTTCGGCGTGTTCCTCAATTATTTTGTCGGGTACACCGTAATTAATTAAGTTCAAAACCTCTAAACTTTCCTTATCTATAGCCATCTCTAGTTCTCCTCGATTAGATTGACAGTCTCAACATATGTGTCCCCGAATTGATCGAGGTGCTTGCCCATATCCCCATCACTACAATCATCCATTGCTTTTCTACCGGCTTCCCACTCTGAATCAGCCTCGACAATATGTTCATAGTGCTCGACAAATTTCCTAATAACTCTATATGTAGCCATCTCTAGTTCTCCTTTTTTTATTTTTTTGGCTATCCCTGACGCCCCATGTGGAGCGTTTCGGCTGGTGACCATCCAGCCATCATCAGAGGGGTTTAATTGTGGTTGAATACAAAGAAGGTCAATTGATCCTCGCAACCGTCGCAATATGGGTTCTTTTCGATCATGGCCAGCGTTGTTTGTTCATCTGTGAATGAATCCAACATGACCGTTATTCCGCATCCCTTGCATGAGTAAACTTTTGTAATTACTTTTTCCATTTTTTAGTTCCTCCCGAAACTTTTTTTATTTTTTTTAGTAGCCTAGAAAGTTTTTTAATTCTTGTTCTGAGTAGCTGGCCTTATTTCCGATCGTGGCCACTAAATCCTTGAAATCCTGAAGTCTCATATTGTGCTGATGCATGATCTGGATTGTTTCGGATTTGCTGTACATTTTTAACCTCAACTTTTTTTATTTTTTTTCCACGTTTTATTGATATTTGGGCCAGCATTCGACCGGTTAAATCTGCCATTAGGCCACCGCCTTGACTACGAATCCGCTAGTGTCTTTTTTGCCGTCGCCCTTGGCATGAAGGCCGACTATCACGCCTTTTGGATCGATAAATCGCATGTCATGTAAATCACCATCGACGACCGGGTAGCCTAGATATTCTGTCGGCAATTGATCGCCCTTTTTGGTATCAAATACGACCGCAACACGACGACCGCCTTTTAGACTGTCTAATACTTGATCTTGATTAATTTCCGACCTTGAAAATGTAAGATCGTAATTTTGAGGTAGTCGTGTTCTTTTGTTGATCGGATATTTTGTATAGTCATAGAAAATCACGTTTTCAAACTCTGTGAACATATCGGGAAATATGTATTCCCAAGTAATATCCGACGTACCATTGAGGCGTACAGCGGGTTTTAATCCCTTGTTCTGTGCTGTCCTGATATGCGACCTTATTTCCTCGAATAATTGGGCCTTGAATGCTGGCCTATCATTTAGAAATAAAGCTGTTCTTTTTTGTCTGGCATTAACAGCGGTATTCATGAACATTCGCCCCGAGCTAACAAGACAAGCTTGAGCGCATCCCGGGCTAGAAAATGCACATAAATTAGTTCCTGACTGTGTCGACGGCTCAAGATACATAATCGCTGTGTAGTATTCCGATCCAAAGCCGTTGGAATGCTGGATTTTAGTACTTGAAACTGATAGTAACTTCGTCATTTTTAACCTCTCTCTTTATCGGTGCTGTCACACCGGTTATTTATTTACTTTAAAAAGTGAATCCTATGAATACTTTTTTATTACCTTTGATAAATACTTCTCGGTTCATGTCATCCCAATCAGTACAGGAATATTTATTGAAACCGTCATCCCTTATGTAATCGCCTTTGATAAATACTTTGTTTGCTTGCGGTGTCCTTTTGAAATATTCGCCTTTTTTAATGTCCTTAAGATTCACAGCGGTGCAATCGTCAAAACCTCCAAGGCCGTCATTTTCATTGATTGTATTTATTAGATTAGTCATATTTGATACTCCTATTAACTTATTTGATTTGAGGACAGTCTATATGACATCCGGCGACACTGTCAACCCTTTTGACATACATTTTGGAGTTATTGACGTCCTTTTTGGGGTAAAATAGGGGAGAGATCGTAGCTAAAAAGAGCAATTTAGGGGAATTTTTAAAATTGGTGGATTGTGACTAGGAAAGTTTGGGAAATACCTTGGGAAATGGAGTATTTAGAATGGATACATTGACGCCTAAGCAGAGAGAATTTATAGATTTATACTTGGGAGGAATGAATGCAACTGAAGCATACAAATTAGCTGGCTATAAGGTGAAAAATGACAACGTAGCGGGGCCGGAATCCTCAAAATTACTAAGAAATCCCAAGATTTCCCAAGAGATCACAAGGAAAAAGGCTGGAGAGCTGGCCCAGAAGGTAGAAAAGGCGAGGAAATACGAGATAGATCAGGATTGGTTAATCTCTCAATATATAGACACGATAAACGGGGCGAGAGAGGCCAAGCAATTCGGAGCCATAAGGAATTGTATATTGGATATTGCCAAGCTGACGGGCCACATGATCGACAGAAAAGAGCTGGCCGTGAATGGCGAAGTAAATCATCTCCAGCAGTTGGATACACAGACTCTGTTAAATGCTCTCCAATCGGCCCAGAATCCCCAAGCTATCGAGGGAGAATTTAGGACGGTAGGGGATGACTAGGGGAGGGGCTGGATATCTAATAGGTAGCTAGTCAGGACAAAGGGCCGAAACCCCCTGCCCTATTTGTGACTGAGAGAATCCCAAGGCCCCATGACTGAGAGGATAGAATTTTCTTACCCCGGTTATGCCTAGCTGGGCTGGCCTCGCCGTGACTAGGACGGCCCAAAATCCGCCGATCTTGGCCCAAAATATAGGAAGGGGACCCAAAAAAAAGAAATGATAGCGCGAACCGTGGGCGGCCCCCGCCACCAAAGGTGGTAGTGTACAACTCCCAACCAAAATTGCATCATTCAACATACCAATTCTGATATACTCTAATCTCCTTCGAGGTAGTCCCTCGTGTCGTTAGAGTGCTTTTTATGAGAAGGCCAGTTAACAAACGTATGGTTTGGCGTTATGGTGCGGGGGACTTTTCTCATCATTCCCCATTAGCCCTGGCATTTCCCTAAATCGGAAAGCGGGCCTTTAGGCTTTAAGCTGTCCGATTTCTCTAGTCCCAACCTAACTTCCCTGCATAGTTTTAATGAATTAAATATTAACCGGACTATATAAAACCCCTTTAGGGGGTTATATGTCCGGTTTTTTTCTTTGCTTCTTTCTTTTTTCCAAGCTGTTTTTCGGAAGCAAAAAAATACCCCCCTGTGGACAAGTCAACACAGAGGGGCGGTGCCAACACTAGTTTGAGGCTTGCATTTGGCTTCAGTATTGTACATTAATTATCAACGTAATGGAGGCGGTAACATACCGGTATGGTTGTAACCAAGTACCGAATTTGCTATTTTAAATAGGGGCATGAGTTTTGAGTTCGCACACTCGTTAGGATCTCATGTCCCCCAATGATTTCCACCGAGTTCTCAGGAGGAATATATGCCCAAGGGTGTTGGTTACGGAAAAAAGAAACCCATGAAGAAGCCTAAGAAATCCAAGAAAGGTAAGTAGTGGCGACCGAATCTATTTCCCAGGACGCACTTAATTCCATTGCGGGAGAACATCCTGACGCATTTTCACGTGTTGCGGCGAAGGAAATTGCGAGTAGGGTCTTTTGTTCGACCGAACATGACCATGATTTCCTTTCCCACGTTAAAATTTTAGAGCGTTCACAGCTACATTCAGGGGTGTCTGGTGGAGCGGCTCCTTTCCAGAAGTGGCCTTATATCACCGAACTTGCTGAAGCAATGGTAAATAACCGACTTGTTACGGTTTTAAAGGCGCGGCAGCTCGGTTTTTCGTGGACGAGTGCTGCTTATGCGGCGTGGTTGCTGACTTTTTCACCCGGGACTAACGTCCTGATGATTTCCAAGGGACAAACTGAAGCCTTCTCACTTCTTGACAAAGTACGCTTCATACTTAAGAACCTGCCCGAGGACTGGCAGGCTCCGCTATCCCCCGATTCAAGGAGTGAGATTGGCATTCCGGGAAGGGATTCCAAGGTATTAGCCCTTCCTTCTACGGAAGATGCGGGAAGATCAGAGACGGCATCGGTCGTTATACAGGACGAGGCGGACTTTCATGAGTACCACGCACAGAATTACGCTGCGGTAAAGCCGACGATTGACGGTGGCGGCCAGATGATCATGGGATCAACGTCAAATAAACGCGAAATGAATTCGCTGTTTAAAGAACTTTACCGAAATGCACCGGACAATGGGTGGCATAATATTTTTATCCCGTGGCACGCACGGCCAATGCGTACCGAAAAGTGGTACGAGGGTGTAAGGGATACGGTTCCTGCGATGGACCTGCAGGGAATGAGTCCCGAACAGTACATGGAACAGGAATACCCGGGCGATGAAACGGAAGCACTCGCACCCCCGAGGGCGCAGAGCATCTTCGATAGGGACATCATCGCGGGAATGGCCGATGACTGCATTAAACCGATCCGAACTGTAGGCCCTGCAAACATATACCAGGAGCCAAGGGCGGCAAGAAGGTACGTTGCGGGAACCGACGTTGCTTCAGGCGTTGGTATGGACTACTCGGTGACGGTAATAGTCGATGTTAATTCGGGCTATGTCGTCGCTGACCTGGTCACAAATACGCTCCAGCCAGAGGATTTTTCAGCAGCATCGATGGAAATGCTAGATGTCTATCACAATCCCGACTGGGGAATCGAAAATAACTTTTCGGATACCGTTTTAACAATTGCAAGAAATGAAAACTATCCCCGGCTCTACCGAAGAAGAGTGGGACGGGGCAAAAACTTAAGAAGGGAATACGGCTGGAAAACCGACAGGATGAGCAGGCAGCAACTCTTTGACGAACTGCGAGCTTCATTCAATGCGGGTCACATCACTATACCCAATAAGTACGGACTCGATGAATTCTCAACGATCATTGCAGCTCCCGGCGAAAAGCCGCAGGCAATGGGTGGCGCTCACGACGATTACGTCATGGCGCTCGGGGTCGCACTGATGGTAAAGAATGAAAAGTCCATAACGAACCACGCAAAAATTATCCGCCTACCGGCGTTTGCATAGGAAGAATTTATGGCTGACTTAAGAGAAAGGCCCGAAGCTGAACAGATAACACGTTTTCATTCAAAGATGACCGAACTCTGGTCAAGGGCGCACGAGGAATTCCGCGATAACGATGCGTATTACCAGAGAAGATTCCGTGTATGGAACGCAAATTATCAGGGAAGGCCCGTATTTTACGACTCGACACCGACTCACCTGGTCGATCATGCCGTCGCAACTCTCATGAGCTTCTCACCGAGAATCCACAGGGAGGCAGTCGGCGATACCGAGCAGCATAAACTCGATGCAACAGCGCTTGAACATGGCCTGAAAGCCGTTATGGACAACGCCGCACTGCACGAACCCAACCTTCCGTGGAAAATGGTGGCACAATATCTTGTGGCTCACGGCTACGGAGTCATTGAAGCCCCCGTTTTGACCGGATTATCGGATAAACCATCTGCACCAAAGCGTGAAAACTTCCCCGATGACGATGCTTAC